GCCAAGCGCGACGGCAACGACCGCTATGTGTGGCTGGTCAAGGGCCGGGCGCAGCCGCTGGACGAGCAATTCCACACCAAGGAAAAGACGCCCACCCGGCAGAACGACACCATCAGCCTGACCTTCATCAAGCGCACGAAGGACGACGTATTCAAGTACGTTTACGACACCGTGGGCGGCGCGGCTGTGCCCGGGTTCTTCCAGAAAGTCTACGACGGAACGCTGCCAACCGGAGATTGACTAACGGGGAGGGGCAACCCTCCCCTCTTTTTGGAGGGAATGATGTTCAAGGTTGAACTGAACGGGAAGACATACAAAATCGAAAAAGTCACCGCCAAGGCTTTGCGCGATATCGGCGCGGCCCAGGCGGTTTTCAAGCGGTGGCAGGATAACCCTGACGCCGCGGATATGAAGAAGGACATGGACGCGCTGGTCAACTGGTTTTGCACCTTCTGTGGAAATCAATTCACGGCGGATGAATATTACGACCACTACCCGGCAGACCGCTGCATCACAGACATCGGGCTGGCGATTGCCGCAGTGAACGCGCAGGTGACCCATGTTCTGGAGTCGTTCCCGACCAGCGGGGACAGTAAAAAAAAAGCACCCTCGCCGACTTTGTTTGGCAGGTTTACTGGTTTTATATCGAAAAAGGTCGGACGCCGGACGAAATAGACGGCGTGGACATCCTGGCGTACATGCAGGCGCTGGCGTGGAAAACAGCGCAGGACCCTGTAGAAGACGGATTCATTGATGAGGTGATTTTCTAATGGCGGAAACAACGCGGGAGATGGTCGTCCGGTTGACGATGGACGCTGGCGGCTTTAAGAAAACCGCCAATGAAATCAACCGGCAGATCAGGAACATCGACTCTGAGATCAAGGGCATGGGCGGCGACCCAAGCCGGAGCCAGCTGGAGGAGAAACTGGGGCTTCAGCAGAAAGCCGTGGAGAACCTGCAGAAGGCGGTCGAGCAGGCGCGGACGAAGCTGCAAGACGCCGATACGGACGCCCAAAAACTGCTGGCGGCCAAGCAGTTGAGTGGATTGGAAACGCAATTGGCCACCGCGGAGGCGAAAGCACAAGCGCTTAAGAACCAACTCTCAGCAGTCAATTATATCAAATGGGGCGGGATGATTACAGGGTTCGGCCGCGCGATGCAGCGCATGGGCCGTTCATTTTCAATGTACGTCGGGGCGCCGTTGGCCGCGCTGGGCATATCGTCGTTCAACGCCTTTAAGGACTATGAGATGGCGCTGGCGCGGTTGAAGGCCGCGCTGCCGGAGGCGGGGGAGGAAATTGAGCGGCTGAATGAGGCCGCTCTTAATATGTCAGAAACCATCCCAGTCAGCTACGAGGAAATCATGGCCATCATGACCTCGTTGGCCAAGGCCGGCGTTCCGGTTGGCGAGATTGACGGCATGACCCTTGCATTGGCCCGGATGAGCGCGGTGACTGGCATGACGGCCGAGGAAGTCGGCACGTCGATGGTCATGTTCATGAACAGCATGGGCCTGCCGATGGGCAACGTGGACCAACTTGGCGCGGCCCTGGTGCAGCTGGCAGACGCCTCCATCGCGACGGAAGCCGATATTTTCGACATGGCCACGCGCATGGCGGCGACCGGAAGCCTGGCCGGAATGAGCGCGACGGACGTGCTGAGCCTTGCCGCGGCGTTTGCATCAATGGGCGTGAACGCTGAGGCGGGTGGTTCTGTCGCTTCCAAACTGATGAAAAAAATGCAGCTGGCGGCCGAAACGGGCAAGGACGTGGAAGGATTTGCCAAAGTCATGGGGGCTTCCGCCGAACAGTTTACCGCGGGTTGGAATCAATCACCGGCGGATTCAATGCTGGCATTCTTCCAGGGGCTGTCTGATATGGACACCTCAGGTCAGCAAAGCGTCCTGGCAATGCTGGACGAGATGGGGCTGACCGAGATCCGGCTGTCCAACCTTGTAGCGTTGGGCGCGAAAAACCCTGATATGTTTGAAAGCCTGATGGGAACCGGCGAGAAGGGGTTTGAGGACAATACAGCACTGGTCGAAAAGGCCGGGACCATCTTTGAAACCACCTCCGGGCAGATGGACATGCTGGCAAATGCCACACGCAACGCGCAGGCCGACCTGGGCGAGAACGTGGCCGATACCTTCCAACCGCTTATTGACAAGGTGGGCGAACTGGTTAAGGGCTTTGGCGAGCTGGACGAGGAGACGCAAACCCGGTGGGTGGAGGTGATGGGTGCGCTGGTCGTTACTGGTCCGGCTGTGGCCGCGTTTGGCGGCTTGGTCAAGCACGTCGGGAACCTGATCACGTTTGTCGGGAAAGTAAAGGGCGGGGAGGCCGATGGATTCAAAAAATTGATGTCCGCGCTTGCGGGCCCGGTTGGCGGGTGGCTATTGGTTGCCGCTGGCCTGGCGGGTGTCGTGACAGCAATTAACTCGATCAAATCCCCTGCCGAGCAGGTTGTGGAAGCACTGCAAAACATTGAAATCAGCATCGATGAGACCAGCAAGAATGAGACGTTGGCCGCCATCCGACAGGTGCGGGAAGAGGCCGACGCCTTGAGCGGTGACCGCAAGACGGAGCTGGAAGGCGCGGCCGCGGCCGTGGAGAGCGGATACGGCACGAAGGGGATGTTTGGCGAGTCGCTGGAATACGCCAGGCTACTGAGTGAAGGCGAGATCAAGGCGGCCAGCTCTTCTTACCGGGGAGACCTGGCGGAGTTAAACCGGCAGTTTAAGGAAGCCAAGGACGCGGGTGATGAGGAACTGGCGGGCATCATTGGCCAGCAGATTACTGAGCGCACCGCCAATTATGACGCGCAGGTAGCGGCCGCGAAACTGGCCTACACCGAGCAGGTGGGCACCTTGATTGACGGCATGATGAAGGCGCAGCCGGAGGCTAAGGCAGCGCTTGAGCGCGCGGCGCAGGAGTATGACCTTTACGCCATGGTGGCCAGCGCGCTCGACAGCAACGCGGGCGAGATGGGCGAGGAAGCATGGAACGGGCTGATTGAAAATATCCGCGCGGGCTCCGAGAAGCTGGGCTTTGAATCGGGCGGCGTGACGTCTACCATGCTGTTTTCGCTGCATGATGATCTGCTGGCCAGTTTGAATAAAAATATCGGGCTGGTGAACGAGGGCGAGCTTGGATTCACCCTGCTGAACACATTGTTTGGTGACCCCAAAAACTGGGAGATGCTGGACGTCACCCAGACAAAAGGCGCGCTGGACGGGATGCTCGAGCTGATGGACCTGAAGGGCGCAGCGGAGAAAGCCGGAAAAGACGGCGGGATCATCGGCTTGTATATCAATCAGGGCATCGCGGACGGCATGAACAGCGCAGAGAGCGGCATTACAGATAAGCCCGAAGAAATCAAAAACAAGCTGGTCGCCAACTTGAAGGCCGCCTTTGAGATGCGCTCGCCCTCGGCCTTGATGGCGCGGGAGGGTGTGAACATCTCCGCTGGAATTGCGATGGGCATTGACCAAGGCGGAGCGCAGGTTTTCGCGGCCATGTCCGCATTACAGGAGGCGATGGTCGCGCAGGCCGCGGCCATGGGCGCGGCGGTGGCGGCGGCATTCAACAACAATTTGACCTTCAGACTACCAAATGCGACCGGGGGCGGCGTCAATGTGAACGTGAACAGCCTGACCGCTATGGACATCTACAATATACGCAAGGGACTGACTGATGCGTCCCGGCGTGCGGCGAGGGGGTATGGAGCCGGATGAGCGAGATTACATTCAAAGGGACGACCGCATCGTCCAAGAACGTGACGGTGCTCAAATATCCAGAAATCGTCAAACCGACCCTGCGCGTGGAGACCGTGAAAGTGCCGGGCAGGGACGGCGAGCTGACATTAAGCGGGATGCCGTCCTATGAAGCGATGGTGCTGGAATGCGAGTGCATGGTGCCGAGCGTGGACAAGATATCAGCGGCCGCAGCATGGCTGACCGGGCGCGGGGACCTGGTGCTGGGCAATGACCCGGACTATGCCTATGACGCGCAGGTGATTGATGAAATCAGGTTTGAAAAAATCCTGCGCGGGCATGCCCACAGGCGTTTTACTGTGCCGTTCTTATGCCAACCACTCAAAAAGAAAGCAACAACCGAATCCAATATAGAGCTG